CGCATTGAGTGGGAAGTAAAGACCTTCTTGGATGAAGTTGACACTACCACCAAGGCGTTAAGTGAAAAGTTCAGTAGTGTCGAATAAGAAAATTCGAAACCCTAAGTTCAAATCCCGCTTTGAGGAATGGATTTGGGAAGTCTGTCAGAAGTACAACCACCCAATTGAATATGAACCGGTACGACTTTCATACAGACTAGAAAAGACTTATACACCGGATTTCCGCCTAAAGAACGGTATTATCATTGAAGCCAAAGGTCGGTTCGATGCCGACATGCGGAGGAAGATGCTGGCTGTAAAGCGAGCGCATCCTAAACTGGATATTCGTTTTGTATTCCAGAACGCACAGAACAAGTTGAGCAAGAAGGCTAAGATGAAATACTGGGAATGGGCGGAACTCCATAATTTCAAATGGGCTGAGGGTACTATTCCTCAAGCTTGGTTTAAGGAAAAAAGACCATCAGCAAAATCTTAGTACTAGACATTGAAACAATGGCTGCGCTCCAATGGGGTTGGGGCATGTACAACCAGAACTTCGGTGTCAATCAGATTGAGCAGTTTCCAGAGATTATCTGTATAGGGTACCAGTGGTTGGGTGAGGGGCCAGCCGAGTGTCTTACCCAGTGGGATATGACTCAGGAGGAAATGCTTCTGACTACGTTGGACCTAATTCAACAGGCTGATGCAGTTGTGGGCAAGAACAGTGACAAGTTTGATCTAAAGTGGATTAGAACAGAACTGCTTAGATATAAGCTTCCGCCTCTTCCACCAATTACAAGTATTGATCTAGAGAAGGCAGCTAAGAACTACTTCCGGTTTCACAGTAACAAGCTTGAGTATATTCTTCTTTATCTTGGTATGCAGGGTAAGTTGGAGCACGAGGGCTTCGGATTGTGGCACAAGGCTTATCATGGACATGAACCAAGTCGTCGCAAGATGATACGGTACTGTATTCGTGATGTAGCACAGACCGGCAAGTTGTACAGGAGAATGCGTCCGTTCATTGAGAACCATCCTGCTTTGCGTTCTCTTGGTTCAGAAGCTTGTCCTAAGTGTCAGAGCAAGAATACCAAGAAAGATGGTATCCGTAGGACAGCTTGTTTTCATATTCAGGTGCACCAGTGTAATAACTGTGGTGGTTACTTCTCAGGTAAAAGGACTAAAGTGGCTTAGTGGACGCAGAAACTAAAAAGCGTATTGAAGATTTCTTCGAGGGGTTCGAGTTGGTTGAATTCCTACAGTTACCTGTGTCCGAAATCATTGAACGATTTGAAGATGAAATTGAAGAGGCTTTAGATGAAATTGAAGAACTCATGCAAGTGCGAGGAAATTAAAGATCGAAAAGGACGTAGAGTTAGCGAGGTATTCTACTATTTCTGGCTTGGCCGGGACGGTGAACGGGAGCAGCATCCCCTTGGCTAAGGAATTTACTACAGACGATCCCTCTCTTATTGGTACAGGGGCAATTAAGTACGATGGTGGAAAGCCCTGCTCTTTCAGGGGAGCTATTGAGTATTTTCCTAGGGCAATCACAGCTGTCGCTGAGATTAGCACTTTCGGTGCTCAGAAGTACGCTTGGAAAGGATGGGAGGGCGTAGATGATGGTATCAATCGGTACTCAGATGCTATGGTCCGCCACATGCTGAAGGAAGCGATGGGTGAAGAAGTTGATCCTGATAGTGGCCTTCTTCACGCTGCTCATTTAGCTTGGGGTGCTCTAGCTCGACTAGAGCTTATTCTACGTGAACGTAAGTGATTTCGTAAACGGACTATTCGAATTCACAGGAGCGTTAATGACACTGTTGAGTGTTAAAGCACTTCTGAGAGACAAAGAAATCAAAGGTATTCATTGGGGACCAATTGTATTCTTTACTAGTTGGTCCTCATTCAATCTTTGGTTTTATCCTTTCAACAAGCTTTGGTGGAGTTTCTTTGGTGGTGCAACCATCTTTGTTGTAAACTCTATTTGGCTTTATTTGGTATGGTACTACAGTGGAATTAAAAACAGGACTAGACGATCAGTGGATTTCTCTGCTCAGCGGAGCTAAGTTCAATTACAACAAACCAGAGGAAAGTGATGTTACACTTCACGACATTGCTTCTGCTCTATCAAACGTATGTCGGTTTAGTGGGCACCTTCCGCGCTTTTATAGTGTTGCTCAGCATCTCGTTAACGCAAGTTATATTGTTACCAGTGAGAATGCGTTCACGGCTCTGATGCACGATACGGCTGAAGCGTTTACTAACGATCTTCCCACTCCACTTAAGTGGGCGCTTCCTATCTTCAAGGAATTGGAAGTTAAGATCGAAGGTGCAATGGGTCAGAAGTTTGGATTTCAGTACCCATATCCGCCAGAAGTGAAGACTGCCGATACAATCATGCTTATGCTTGAGAAGTATCATGTCAAGCAGTGTGATGATTACTGGCCGGGATATTCAGATGAGTACCCACGCGAGAGTGTGGAACAGTATCTTAATCGTGTTGACTTGACTAGCTGGCGTCCAAGTATTGCACGTAATAAGTTTCTAGCACGTTATGAGGAATTGACTAATGCCCGGAATGCGGTCCTTCTCTCCGAAGCAGCGACGGGAGCAGAGGCGGCGTAATCACATCGCTAAGGACTTGAATACACCTAAGTACAGACAGCGTAAAGTTGAGAACAAGAAGAGGAAGCCACGTATTGAAGAAGCGGAAGACAGCTATTGATTTGTGTATTGATTGGAACAGAAACAAGGCACGTCTAGCAAAGGACCCGAAGGATCGTGCCCGTTACGAAGATAACATTAAGAACCTAGAGGCTTTTCGAGATGCCAACCTGTGATGAACCTGTAAGTCTTCCTGCATATAAGCTTTACTACAGTCGAGAAGATCGTATTGCTGAACTACACGATCAAAAAGATCGCATTCAGTACGATGGTAATGATGGTCTTCGTATCACTGACGTAACGGACACTGCTGCTGAATTCTGTGAGAAAATGTGTGACGCACTGGATCGTTATGTTGATAGTGAAGACGATGAAGAACTTGAATACAACAGACGTAATGCCATTGAGTGTTGGGCGCTTGCACAGGCATCTCTATCAAAGGTGGCATGGGTAATGCGGTTCGACGGTAATGCCGCTTATCAACGGATGATTAACGCTCTCCACACAGGAGCAGCAGCGGATATGAGAGGTTTGTAATGAGAGTTCTTGTCTGTGGTGGTCGAGACTTCCTTAACAAGAAGTTGATGTATAATACTCTGGACGCTCTTTGCGAAGAATTTAATCTCAAGGGTGAACCAGATGAATATGGCAATTGGATGCCACAAGGCATAACAATCATTAATGGTAAAGCTGCGGGTGCGGATACTCTATCGAGCGATTGGGCTATAATCAATTGGACTCACTTCGAAGAGTATCCAGCTGATTGGGAAACTCATGGTAGAGCCGCTGGTCCTATTAGAAACAAACAGATGTTGGTTGAAAGTAAACCAGACCTTGTTCTAGCTTTTCCCACAAAGAGAAGCAAAGGAACTTGGAATATGGTTAAGATAGCCAAAGAAGCCGGAGTTCCGGTAAGAGTTATTGGAGAATAAGATAGACGATTATCAACGATTTATACATGCGTCACGCTATGCTCGGTGGCGTGATGATATAGGACGACGAGAGACGTGGGAAGAAACTGTACAGCGTCTCATTGAATATTATCGTAATATTTGTGATGATATTTATCAAACTCCCAAGGGTTATATATCCGGTCAGTTTGAAAGAGAGTTTGCTGAATTAGAAGCTGCAATAGTTAACATGGAAGTCATGCCCAGTATGCGGGCAATGATGACAGCCGGACCCGCACTAGATAGGTGTAACGTGGGTGCGTACAACTGTGCGTACTTGCCTGTTGACTCCCCTAGAAGTTTCGACGAAGCCATGTACATCTTGATGTGCGGGACCGGTGTTGGTTTTAGTGTAGAGGAAAAATATGTCAGTCAACTTCCACGGATTTCCGAATACTTTGATTATACCGATACCACAATTGTCGTTGCAGATAGCAAGGAGGGATGGGCAAAGTCTCTACGGGAACTCATTACCCTCCTTATTGCAGGCCAAGTACCCAAGTGGGATACAAGTAACGTACGCCCTGCCGGTTCACGATTGGTCACATTTGGGGGACGTGCTAGCGGACCCGAACCGCTTGAACGGCTTTTTGAGTTCTGTGTTTCAGTTTTTAAGCGAGCAGCGGGTCGCAGACTAACTTCTCTTGAATGCCACGACCTGATGTGTATGGTTGCCGATGTAGTTGTAGTCGGTGGTGTTCGTAGAAGTGCAATGATTTCTCTATCCGATTTGGGTAGTGAAGCAATGGCCACAGCTAAGTCTGGAAGCTGGTGGGAAGGTCACGTTCACAGACAACTTGCTAACAACAGTGCGGTGTATAATGGTAAACCAGAAATCGGAGAATTCCTCAAAGAGTGGAAAGCCCTCTACGACTCCAAATCAGGAGAGCGTGGAATCTTCAATCGAGACGCATCTAAACGCATCGTTGAAAAACTTGGAAAGCGCGATCCGAACTTTGACTTTGGCACTAACCCTTGCTCAGAGATCATCCTTCGACCTTTCCAGTTCTGCAACCTTACGGAAGTCGTTGTACGGCCTGAGGATGATTTTGCCAGCCTTGCAAGGAAAGTTCGCCTCGCTACTATTCTCGGCACAATCCAATCAACCTTCACCGACTTCCGATACCTCAGGAAAATCTGGCAAAAGAACACGGAAGAAGAAAGACTCCTTGGAGTCAGTCTCACAGGAATAGCAGATAATGAGTGGGTCTTCAACAATAGAACCTATGCAGAACAAGAAGAACTTTTACAAAAACTCAAGAAAGTCGCTAACGATACTAATGCGGAGTGGGCAGACCGTTTGGGCATTAATAAATCTGCTGCTATTACTTGTGTCAAACCTAGTGGCACTGTTAGCCAGCTTGTTAATAGTGCTTCTGGTATTCATCCAAGATGGTCAGCATACTATCTTCGTACGGTACGCAATGATGCCAAAGACCCGATTACTAGATTTCTCATGGAGGCTGGCGTACCGGCGGAGCCTGACCAGCGCAATCCTTCAGCGGTTGTATTCTCATTTCCCCAAAAGTCGCCTAGTGGGTCGATTGTACGGAGCGACCTTGACGCTCTGAGCTTTCTAGAAACGTGGAAGTGGTATCAAGAGAACTGGTGCGAGCATAAACCAAGTGTAACTATTTCGGTGAAAGAAGATGAATGGCTTGATGTGGCTTCTTGGTGCTATAGGAATTTTGATTTGCTTTCGGGTGTGTCTTTTCTTCCTTTTGACCCCACGGAGTATCCTCAGGCACCTTATCAAACACTAACCGAAGAACAATATAATGAATGGGTACAGAAGATGCCCAAGTCTATAGATTGGAGCAAATTAGCTGAATACGAACGAGAAGATAACACAACCGGAAGTTTTGAACTCGCTTGCGTTGCAGGAGTCTGTGAGATTTAGGGAGATTGCTACTAACCTCCTGTTTGACTGCAAGCTAATGGATACTGGTGTAATTGTGCGTCAGTGTTATCCATTTGATATGAATATCTCTTTTGTTGACTTTGATGAATTCGTGGAAAGGTTTGAGGTTTCCTATGCAGCTAGTTGATGTTCATGGTAATGACCTTACCACAAAGAAACGTAGGCGTCAGATCAGCCAGATGAAAAAGGAAACCCGTCACGGCGATGTTCTATTTCGCCTGACGGTTGATATGCCTGAGGGAGTGGGTGTAGATGAATTCAACCAGTTGATGGTTGAGTACTTTGGTATTGGTTATGAAGCCTTTAAACAGAAAG